GTAGCTTCCTCAATGATTGGAGACCACGTGTTTCTAACTTCAGCTTCGTTAATTAAATTTGCCATTTTGTTAAATTTTTATTTTTAATGGTTTGTTTAGTGTTTCTTTCGAAACTCGACTTGCTTGGGTTTTCTGCTTCGATACCCTATATCGTCGATTAATTATATATCTTTTTACTTTTTAAATCTTTTCTTTAAGCCTTCAGCGTAGCTAGATACATCATATAGTGGCTTCTTTTCTTCCTCAACAACTGCTGATTCGTTAACTACCGCTAATTTTTCTAGGTCAACTTTTACCTCTCTTAGATCTCTAGTTTCCCAGAAGTTTCTAACTTGATACTCAGTCTTTAGAGTATGGTAATTCGCTTGAGCTTTGATTTGATTTTGTTTTCCTTCAGTTAGAGATTCAAACTTCTCTTTATATTCTGCAGGAGCTGCAGACATAAAGAATGGTTCGTTATTCTTAGCTTCAACAACAGCATTTGCGTTTTCAATGATTGCGCTAATTTGTGCCTCATTCATAAATGCTCTTTTTGTAACTCTGTTTCTAACTTCAGTTTTTGCATCTTCGTTTAGTGTATTGTAAGCTTCTTGTACAGAACCTGAAACTACATTTAAGAATGCAGGATTTTCATTTTCTTTTACTTGAGCAGCTTCAACTAATGCATCTAACTTAGATGAAATTTCTTTTTTATATGATTCTAATGGATCGTGTGCTCCCTCTTCACCTTCAGTTTCTTCTTCAGATTCTCCTGGTTCAGCCTCTTCAGTCTCATCTTCAACTTCAGCGTCTGATTTTACAGTTTCATCTTCTAATTCTTCAGCAGGTTCGCCAGAATCACCAGGCTCTACATCACCTTCTTCTGAATTATCACCAGCTTCTTCTCCGCCTTCAGCTTCTTCTTTTTCAGCACCTGGCTCTTCAGCATCATCTTCTTCAGTAACTTCTTCAGCTTCAGTGTGGAATTCTTCGTCTTCTTCTTCAGTAACTTCTTCAGATTCTTCAGCAGCCTCATCTTCTTCAGCTACTTCTTCAGTTTCTTCGTTAGTTTCTTCAGTTTCAGCAACTTCTTCTTCAGCTACTTCTTCAGCACCTTCACCAGCCTCATCTTCTTCAGCTACTTCTTCAGTTTCTTCAACTTCTTCAGATTCTTCAGCAGCCTCATCTTCTTCAGCAATTTCTTCAGTTTCTTCGTTAGTTTCTTCAGTTTCAGCAACTTCTTCTTCAGCTACTTCTTTAGCTCCATCTTCACCTTCATCTTCAGCAGGCATTTCACCAGCTTCAGCAGCGTCAACTTCGTCTTTAACTTCAGCATCTGATTTTACAGTTTCATCTTCTAACTCTTCAGCAGGTTCTCCTGATTCATCTTCAACTTCTTCTTCAACTAAATTTTCGTTGATTTGAGTTGCAATATATTCAGTGTATTCTGAAACTGTCTGTAAGTTTTCTTTTAAGTACTCAACGTATGATAATAGATTCTTATTAGTTTCAGCACCAGCATTTGATTGTTCAGCAACATAATTAGCAAAGTCTTTAACTTTACCAACAGCTTCAGCTAAATGCTCAGAGTACTGAATACCTTGATCTAATTTTTCAGCAACAGACTCAGTATATGAAATACCTTGATCTGCTTTTTCAGCAACGTGTTCTGAATACTGGATTGACTCGTCTAATTTGCCAGCTAAATACTCAACGTATTCTGAGAGAGTATTAACGCTTTCGACGATGTGATCGTTATGAGATTTTACATTCTCTAACGTGTTATCTTCGCTTTTTGCTCCGATAGACTCTTTAATGCTTTTCATTTCGTTAGCTAAGTACTCAGAATACTTATGGAAATCTTCAGCTTTTACAAATTCTGCCATGTTTTTTTCTTTTATTTCTGTATTTGTGTTTGTTGTTGTAATTTCTTGTTCGATAGATTCAGCTTCTCCGTTCATCTCGTAGATCCAAAGACCTGAATCATTATCAAAACCATAAGATTCATTTACTCTCTTTAATTCAGCATTAGCAAATCCAGGATCTGCAACTAAATCATAAGTAAATAATTGTTTGATTTTAACTTTACCGTTTGATTCTACTGCTCCAGCAGCTCTTGAAGAGATTTGTAAAGGTACACCAGCATCAACTAGTGCTTTAGCTTGACGACCAGCGTCAGTATCTAATAGTCTAATTTTACCCTTTACATGCTTTGAGTCTTTATCATAAAAAAGTTCCTCTATAATGTGAGAAACATTTTTTAATGAAATATCAAATTGCTGAGGATGGTCTAACTCACCTAATAGTTTAGAAGACTTAATCTTGTCTTGTAACTGTTCGATTTGAGGTACATACTCATCTTCAGTATAAATTCTGTTATTTTTATTCTTAGTGTCAATTTCACCAAAAATACCTTCGAGAACATACTCTTTACCTTCGCTAGAAGCTACGCTTAGTTGGTTAGAGGACATTTCGACGATCAGTAAATCGTTAGCTTTTGCCATATCTATGGTTTTTATTATTTTTAATATATATCACGTCTTATTATGCAAATATCTTAATATGTTAAATGCCTGCTAGAGGATCGTCATCGCCGCCCTCTTCTTCTTTCTCGGCTTCCTTCTCTTCTTCTTTCTCTTCCTCGGCGTCTTCAGTCTCTTTATCTAGGTAATATTTAACTAGAATGTCCATTTCACCTTCGGCAAAAGCATCTTGACCATACTCTTGAAAGAAGTAATCTTTGAATTCTTTTTCTGTCTTAGATGCTGTAATAGCTCCTAGAATTTCAGCCGATTTAATCTCAGGACCAGAGTCTAAAACAACTGGCTCTACATAAATCTTAGATTCTTCGCCGGCTTTTAAAGCGTCTTCAGCAATGAATTCTTCGAATGTTTTAAAAATATTAATATCTGTTTTCATATTTTATATATCTCTTTTTCTAAATTATCTAGGATTAGATGCCCATTCCATCATCTTCTGGCTCTGGTTCATCTGCTGCAGCCTTTTCAGCTTTAGCTTTATATGCCTTGTTAGCTCTAATATCGTCATCCGTTAATTTAAGATACTTAGTTACTAGATATTCTTGGTCGAAATAGTATTCTTCTTCCATAGTCTCTTGGTTGGTTGTCATTAGAGAGTCTCTCATACTTGAGATAAAGTCTAATCTCAACTGCATAATTTCTTGTTCTTTTAATTCTGCAAATACATTCTCTTCATTATATCTTAATGCTACCTGGCTTTTAAATTGTGGATCGTCTTGAAACTCAGGGTATTTAAGACACATTTGAATATAAAGAGGTTTTACTAGAATCTCTTGGAATACTGATTTTAATCTATTTAAGAACTTAGCGAATTTGATCTCATCTCTTACCATACCGTCACCTGCTAATGCAAAGTCACCGCCATTCTCTTCATATAAGAATCTATTGTAAGGAATTTTTGATACTTGTCTTAGTTTATCATAGAAGTATTTAAGTGCTTCGGTATCAGAAAGATCTGGACCTTCACCACCAAGAGTTTCAATTTCTGGTGTTTCACCATCTTTAGAAGGTAACCAATACTCTTTACTAAACTGTAACATTGGTTTACCATCTGTTGTTAATGAACCTGATTCAAAATCAAAGTCAACAACTTCTTTATAGTTATTCATTAACTGAGCAAGCGATTGTTTTGCTCTTGTTTTAGATTTACCACCTACAGGAATAATAAACTTCATTCTAAATGAAGCGTTGGTCACTGCCCAGATTACTCTGGTGTGTTCCATAATTCTAAGTAGGTTAAAAGATCTTACTAATCTCTCAACGTAACTAACTCTTGAAGCAGTTGAAAGGGAAGAATATGAAAGGTAAATGATTTGAGAATCATATAACACTCTTTCTTTTACTGGATCGTCTTTATATTGAATCCATACTTTCTTACCATCATCTTTATTAAAACCTGGCATTAAGGTTACTGGATCTAATTCTTTAAAACCAATAATCTCTTTTTGATCTGGGGAATAAATTATCTCAAACGATAAAAATCCATCTACTAAGAACTTTCTAAAGAAGTACCATGCTGATTGCTCACCATTGAAACCAAAGTAGTGATAGATTTGTCTAAAGTATTTGTTAAGGTCTTTGTTAACCTCATCGGAAACATCAAGACCCATAATAGCTGGTTGAGCAAAGAAGTTCTTTTCGTCATATACAATTGATTCATCACAAAGTATATCTAGAATATCTTCAACTTCATCGTTCATTGAGAATCTTCTCAATTCATCTCTCTTAGCTGGATAATCAACATCGAAGAACGGTACGTTCTTCTTCATATTAATATCTGCCATAGATAGTGCAGCGAATGCACCGTAAATATCATCGTTATCAAGGCCGAACGGGTTCATCTCTCTGTAGCCAAACTGGTCTTCCATTGGACCAATCGCTTGAGATTGTCTTAATACCATGTCATCATAACGCATACCAAAAGAACTTAGCGTCTTCAGAGCATTGGAGAGGCTAAATGGTCTTGTGTTAGAACTAAATGGTCCGTTTCTTTTTTCAGTAAATCCTGCCATAATATATTATTATTTCTGTTTTATATATCTCATTTATTTAAGTGGTTTCTGAACATTGCCCTGATAGCACCAACTCCCATGCCTTCTAACTGTAGAAAATCAGCAAGTGCGATTCTGGCCCAGTGTTCATATCCTACTACTGCTTGTTTGGTTTTACGACTAGGGATATATTGTCTAATCGCGAAATCAAATCCAAATTTACCTAAAAATCCTTTTGCACCATCATAAGTTAATGACAGTGGAGCCTGGTTTTTAGCCGGCTTTCCCTCTTGACTTTTTAAGTAACCTTGGAATCTTTCGTAAACTACATCTAGTAGTTCTTCTTTAATATTAGGTGGTAATAAGTTTAGATTAATACCACAGTCGTTATTACCTGCTGGGTCCAATGCTAATACACATGGATTTTTATCCCACTCTGTGGCGTATTTAGGATCGTCATATCTAAACACATAGACTTGTCCTGGTCTGAATCTTCTTGCTGTACTCTGTACTGCACCTTCTCTAATAGATTTCTTAGAGTCTTCAAACCAAGCTTCAGCGGCAGATTTAGCTTTACCTTTACCGCCAGCATCTTTAGATAATTCTCTTATGTCTTTTTTAACTTGTCCCATTATTTAAGTGTCTTTTCCGTTAACACGATAAATCTCATGTTACGACTTTCACACCATGCTTGCGCATACTTATATTTGTCTGTGTTCTTAACATATTGTTCTGCTAAAAACTTATACGATTCTAAAGCCTTCTTTGATTTCTTAAGAGGTGGTCTAGGTTTTTTAATCTGAGCCTCTGGTTTTATCTCAACCATAAACTCTTCTTCAATACCCTCTTCGTTCTTAGTCTTCATATAGAAGTCTGGATAGTACTTACGTTTCTTATTATCAATTCTAGAAATATAAGCAATTTCCACAGGTTCGCTTGACCACTTTAATACGTTATCTTTAGTATCGCACATAATACAAAACTTTCTTTCCCATGAAGAACGATAAATGATCGGCGTTGGACCGATGTATTTGTCTGGATTTTGTGGCTCGTAATAGCCTTGTACAAAACCGGAATTCCCTCTGGGTTTTAAGTTCTTTATTGACATTTATATATTAAACATTCCGCCTTCTGAACTACCATTATTAGTATTAATCTTATCCATCGACATTGTGTTCTTATATTTTTGTGGGTGGATTTTATTCCAACCTTTCGCATACCCTCTTTTTGCTATCTCTGTGAAATAAGCAAACGCGTTAGTATACTTAGGATTAAAATTACGCCAGTATTTTAAGAGGTCTAGTATTGCAAACTGTAGACAATCATTTCTATCATCATTATTTACATAAACTAATTTTCTTATTGCCCTCTCTGCTAATAGGATTAACATCTTCTCAGCGTCCTTTGTTAATTTATCATCCTCTAAAGACTGCACAATCTGATTGTAAAGATCTTTATTATTTAGATAATTCTTTTTTCTCGGCACGTTTGTTTAATTTAATTTACCTTTATATGAAAAAAAGCCCGATTGTTTCGAAACGGGCTTTTAGTGGGATTTGTGGGGTCGTTTGTTAAACCGCCTCTTCTGAATCTAAAGCGATTTTGAATTTCTCAATTCTAGCAGGCTCATCATTAATGAACACTGTAAGTATATCATTCTTACCTGCGTTAGTATATTCAAGAGCATCTACTCTCATTGCTTGATCTTTTGAATAACCATCAGATTCTACTTTCATTTTAGCAGCAACATAACCATCTTCGATATTTAGAAGATCTTCATTTTGTGCACCAGCTAATTCTTCAGAAATTCTCTTGATTTCTGATTTTAATAAATTATCTGCAGCTTTAATATCTGGTAAGTTTCTATCAGCTTCAGCTAGTCTTCCAACTTGGTCATTCAAGAATGATAACATCTCATTGTAAAGATTAATCTTTTCATTCTTAGCTTTTCTTCTTTCTACTAGAGATTCTAAAACATCAGTATATAATTCAGTAACATCAGCTCCAGTTTGTTCTGCTACATATTCTACAGCAGCATCTGCTAATAATTTTTTGAATTCTACAATTTTAGTATCGTTATTTCTTCTATAAACAAAAGCGTTATTTTCAGCTTTCATAGAGATTACAGTAATTTGATCTTTAGTAGACTCTTCTACGAAATCTAAAACTTTGTAAGTATCGTGGTTTTCTGCAGCAGTCTGGAAAGCTTCAATTAAAGATTTATCTTCATATTTGATATAACCAGTATTAAAGAATCTTTCAGAAAGTTTTTCTTCAGAACCTAAAGTGATTTCCATCTTACCTGCAAAGAATGAATTAGATTCTTTTACGTAAGAAAATTGTACTGCTATTGAAGACTTCTTAGTCTCGTTTAATTCTGTTTGAGTAGCTTCTAACTCTTTAGTTGCAGTCTCTAGAGCTTCTCCTTTTTTATTAGCTAATCTAAGTTCTTTGATTGACTCGTTTAAGAAATTAACTTTCTCATTTAAGTCGTTCATTTTATCGAAGTTTGCTAAAGCACCTTCTTCGATTTTAGATACGGCTTTTTTGTTGTTGTAATCATAGTAGAATGAAATACCATTCTCATTGATTGTAAATAAATTATTAGCAGCAACTAATGTATTAAATACATCATTTGTTTCTGATACCGGCTCTATGTGAGATCCAGTAACTTTAAAGTTTGCACCATTAACATGAAAAATGTGACCTTGGCCACTTTCAATAACTGGTGAAATAACTTTATTGTTTTCTTGATTTGCCATTTTTCTTATTTTATTTTATATAATGTATATATCAGTTAAATTATTCGTCTATTTTACCTCCAAACGGATAGTTCCTTCCGGTGACAGTATAATTGTCTCCAAGTATTGGTTTAGCGTCTTCTGTAAGATTAACATCATTACCCGGTCCGTTCTTGATTGTAAACATTCTATTAGACTGTTTTCTTCTTCTAGAAACTCTTTTAATTTGAGATTCTGTTGTTTGTTTATTACCAAATGTGGCTATTAATGCAGCATCTGAACAAGAGAATCCACTTCCGGTTTTAACCCATGCTTCACCGTTAGACTCCCATTTAGTACCATTGTTACAATCATAATAAACATTAGGAGTCATATTAGGATCTAAGAATCCGTTTGGATTATCATAGTCTCCTGTTATTGCATTAGCATACATGGTTCTAGTATATTTTCTATAAGTATCTTCTTCAAAATCAAAAGAAGGTACAAACGAGTTAACTTCTAGACTAAAAGTAATTTTATGATTTGATTTATCATCAAAGCTATATTCCACAGGTCTTTCCTGTGAATAATCATCTGGCATCATATACTCAGATGAGATTCTGTAAGTTCCCTCTTCTAAATGTCCTGCATCTACATTATAGAAATTAGCCTTGTACATTTTCTTTACAATAGCTTCTGTAACTTTAAATAAGTCTAATTGACTTGATACTAAAATTTCTACATCAACTCCGATAACACATGGAATCATTTCGAATTCGGCAACAAAACCTTCCATTAGGCCATTCTCATTCATCATTGAATATTGACCCATATTTCTTTTATTAACTAATTTCGCAGGGTCTACTGCAAATGAAGTTAGATTTACAATACCTCTTGGTACTTTATCATAATTACCATCGGCATACTGACCATCAGGGTCACAGCCAGGCCCATTAACATTTGAAAATAGGAATGAATCTTTTAAAAAGTTCTCATCTCCTGAGACTGCATAAAAGAAAGGGACATCAACAACCACTCTCTCGTCGTTGCTAATTTGTCTCCAAAAACTCAGTTTACTATTGAGGTCTGCTAATAGACCAACCACTACGTGTCTAATAACTGAATCGTCTTTGTTAAATTTAAGGTTGTATGTTGCCATAGAGTATATATCACTCTATTAATCTATAGTCTCAGTAGTAAATTTAGAGAAACCATTTTCTCGGTAGATTTGAATCTTTTTATCAAATATCTCATGTGGTAGTACCGAGTGATTAATTACGAATGTATTTATTTTATGTTCTTTAATTACTTGATTTAAAATCTTCAGAATATTGTAGACTCCATCATGGTCTACAGAAGATAATAACTCATCTAAGAAAAGAAGGTTTAGTTGTGGAAATCTTAGTTTTAAGATTTTAATAATAGCGACAATAACGATAAAGTCTGCTTTCTTACGTTCTCCAGTTGAAAGTGTCAATGGATTAATATCTTCACCTAAGTGATTAATAATACAATTAAACTTTTCATCAAATCTAATATGGAATTGTAAGTGCATGGTTTGAGCCATGGCTGCAATGTTAGTATTAAGTCCTGGTAGAATAGTTTTAACTGCTAAGTTCTTTACGCCATCTTCACCTAATACTTGTTCTACAATTTCCATAAAATTATAGTCACCATTTAGATTATCTCTCTTTGCAGATTTCTTAGCTTCAGTTTCTTCAAACTCTGTAATAAGACCTCTTAGGTGATCGAAGTCTGCACCCTCTGGAGTATCTTTTAATTTTAGCAACTCATCTTTAAGTTGCTTCATTGTAAACTTATTCTCTCTAATCTGACCTTCTATCGCCTGTTTTGATGTCGATGCGTCATTAGCCTTAGTTTGAAGACTATCCATTTCAAGCTTAATCGACTTAATAGTCTCTGTATCTTCTTTAATCTTTTCACTGAATTGATCTTTTTGTTTTACGTGCCAGTCAGAAGTTAACTTAGTTTCACATGTTGGACAGTGTCCACTCTCATATAACTTTAACTTCTTATTTAGATAATCAATTTCTCTTTTAATATCTCCAGCTTCTGTTCTCTTTTCATTGTATTCTTTATTGAACTTATTCATCGAAGATTCTTCTTTCTTACGATTAGAGTCCATGTCTAATACAGTCTCATGTAGAGCAACTAACTGGTCTTTTAATTCTTGGATCTTAGATTTATTTGCAGTTTTAGATTCTGCAAGTAGAGTATTTAATTTACCTCTAACCGATGTAATAGAATCCATAATCTGATTTAACTCAGCATCAAAAGAATCTATATCAAATTTAATATCTCTTCTCTCATCTTTGATTTGTCTCTGCATATCATTAAGAATAGAGAAACCAAACATTCTATCAATAATCTGTTTCTTGTCTTGGTTAGACATAGTTAAGAATGATTTGAAATCATTTACTGATAGAATAATTATATTTTTAAATACGTGATATGGAATACCAAAGACTTCGTCTTCTAAATACTCTTGTACAGATTTCTTACCTGCTTTATCAAATTCAACACCATTAATTAACACTGTAAATCTGCTTGGTGCAATACCTCTTTCTATTTCGATAAACATTGTACCACATTGTAGTCCAATCTTTACTAGTAATTCTTTATTGATTCTATTTGGAAGATCTGCTAATTTAACACCTTCTACTTTTCCGTAGAGTGCATAGATAATTGCATTTGCAATTGTAGTCTTTCCATCACCATTCTTACCCAGCGTCAAAAATAACTCAGAACCATCTTTTACGAAATCTATTCTCTGCTTTTGATTTCCGTATGATGCAAAGTTCTTAAATTCAATATAGTCTATCCTCATTATTTGTCGGTGTCATAATTGTATGCACATTGCGTATACAATTGTTTTAGCTTACTCTTTAGTTTTAGAGACAACTCCTCATCATGTTTCATTCCATCAACATACATATTACATAAATTTAATATATTGTAATTCTTGTACATTTCTTCTATCTCATTAATATCATAAAAATCTTTATCGATATATGAATCTTCTTCGTAAATATTCGGTTCTAATTTTCTTGAAATATGTTGTATCTCATTAACCAACTGGCTCAATGCATTGGTTGTGGCGATTTGTGAAGGTACGAATAGATCTACAAAGTTATTTTCTATTTGTTCCTTAAACTTGCCGAGAGGCATATCATATAGCGCTTTAATATTGTATCTTAGAAATTTAGGGGAAATATGATTCTCAAAGAATGTTTCTTGCATATCTTCTAAATCTACTAAGTCAAAACCTTTTGGATTATCTCTATCTGATCTAGTAAGTTGATATGGTACACCAACCATTAGAAGTTTATTCTTTTCTTGTCTAAAGTGAATGTGACCAGAATAAACTCTTGTGTATTTGTCATAGATATTAGTCTCAGTTCCATGCTCATTCTTTACTTTTGAATTTAAGTAAATACCTCTAACTTCTGAGTGACAAAATACAATTTCTGCCTGTGGAAAATCTGCTAAAGTTTCTGCTTCATGTTCTGCATCTCTTCTCCATGGCATTAGTAATATATTTCTACCATTCCAATTTAATAATTCAGGTTCTTTGTAAACTTGTACATTTGGAATCCATTTTAAACTATCAATCGATGAAATATCATTTGACTTCTTAGCCCAAATATCATGGTTACCACAGATTACATAACATGGTAGAATTTGACCTAATCTTTCAAAGAGGTCAACTGCGTAATTAAGAACTTTAATATTAATAGATTGTCTATTATCAAATGTATCACCTACTTGAACTAATACATCACCTGGCTGTACATTTTTTATTAAATTAGGAATGAATAATCTCTCAAAGAAATCTTTCTGTATCTCTAACCACTCTACTGAATTTGCTCTTACACCAAAGTGTAAGTCTCCAAGAACCCATACTCTCTTGGCTCCTTGTTTAATTACCTTAGGTTCAATCATTTAAAATAACTTTTTAATGTTCTTCTTTTCTAAAATACCGGTTCTTAAATCTAATTCTTGAATTAAATCTTCTTTATATACATTTGAAAGTGAACTATAGAATTTCACTGGTTTAATATCGAAGTAAACACACATTTCACTAAAAATATCGATGCGGCTAAATTTAGCTGCCATTTCATCTATGATATATCCATAAACTTCATTAATATCATTCTTTCTAAGTTTATTACATTTACCTAGTTCATCTACTTCATTAAATACCTTAAATCTAGATAGTCCAATTAACTTATGGATTTCTCTAGCAATCATATCGAAATGTATTCTCTCTTCTTCGTCTTGGTTATCTTTGATACTAGGATCTAGTTCAAAAGATATATTACCCAGCTCGAATTCTGGAGTATCGAAATTGTTATTAAAAATTTTGTCATTTTTTGCCATAGTGGGTTTTATTGTTTTTATATTGAATGGATATTTGAGTTGGACATTTCATGTGTCTCATTAAGTCTCATATAATTCCAATCTATATTTAGTTTACACTTTGTTCCCTTACCTTCACCATCTCTAATCTTAAGTACCTTTAACCAGTACTCTTGATTAGCTCTCATTAAATCATCTTGAATAATACCAAGCATTACATCTGCTGTATGGGAAAGTCCTGCAGATTCTGCGATGTCAGTCATAGTTATGTCCGATGCATTGTAGCCTGATCTTGTTATTTGGGTTGCTGTTACAATCAACCAGTCATTACGGATTCCCATCGCACGAAGGTCCTCTGCAATTTGCTTGATCTTCATATATGTATTCTCCGTATTTTGGTTACGATAATTGGCTAAGATATTAATATAGTCAATTACGACTGCACCCACTTTAATTTGTAGTTCCTCTTCAATTTGATTTACATAAGCTTCAATATCTAGTACTGTAGCCTGTGATGTAGGAAACTGTTTTACATATAGGTTACCGGGAGGAGTAAATCCATCACCGACAGTTTCTAACCTACGTTTAATATGTTCTTTATTCTTAGCTTTCTCTGCATAATTATTAATGTTAACTGAAAGTAGATTAGCACCAATTCTTTTTACGAATTTATGTGCTGCCATCTCTGCAGTAATAACTACAGTATTAGTTCCCATCTTCACAAAATTAGCTGCATCGTTAGCTAGATAAATTGATTTACCAATGTTCTGTTCTCCTGCATAGACTACTAAGTTACCACCTTTATCATACCCACCGCCTAACATATCGTCTAAGAAGTTGTAACCTGAACTTACTTTCTCTGTTTCTTTCTGGTCGTGAGCTTCCCAATCAAAGAAGTCTAGACCTAAATCAGAGTTAAATGTCAGATTATTTCTGTCATTGATAATACCTTTTACTTTTGTTACAATTGCTTCTACATTCTCTGGAGTTACTTGTGTAGTTTTAATAAACTCAATTGTATCTGTAAATGAAGTGTTGAATGTTCTCCATTTAATCCAAGATTCTGCAGTAGAAGTTAACCATTCCTCATCGTATTGGTGTAAATCAACATCAAAAATAATATTGAGTATATTTTCAGATACTCTTTCTTTTGACTTAGGATGGTTTTGAACAAGAAGTGCTAACTGTTCTTTAGTAGGAGTCTCATTAAATTTAGTATAGAACTTATTAGCTAAAAAGCTTAGAGCATCAATTTCTTCTGACGTGTAAAAGCCCGATTTAATTGCCTGTAAATACTTAACTTTCTCTAATGAGAGTCTAAAGAATATCTTTTCAAAATCTTGTCCGAATTGCATATTGTTTTTATTATTCTATGATTAAAATACCTTTTTGTTTAGAATAAGGTTCTTTTTCCCATAGGTTGATTGCTATTGCATTTCTAATACCTCGTGTAACTGTATTAACCATGTGTAGGTCATGTCCAGCTTTAAAGATAACAAATCTATTAGGTTTTGCTTTCACCACCTCAGGTGTTGAATCTCGGCCATCTGTGTATACAGAAAGTTCACCTCCGTCAAAATCCTGTCCTGCAGGATAATATACACTACCAATAATTGGGCTAACTACCTCTCCAGTTTCTTTCCACCATGCTTCATCTTTATCAAAGTGTATTGGCAGCTCATCATTCCATCTAGTATCTACATCTTTAGCTGTTTGAATACCTGTCCAATACTCAAATCCATTAATACTGTAAGATTTAGAAATTGGGCAATTCTCTCCCCATACATATTCAATAATCTTTTTAGTAGTATTATTTGCAGGGTTATTCCACCAGCCGTTCCAGTACTTATATTTTCCTGGTTCTTTAAAAATGTCGTTGTAATTATCTTGTATCTCTTTTAAGAGATTTTCGTCTTGTATAAAATTGTCAAATACTGCTATCATTGGAATGGGTTTATTATTATTTTAAAAGCCTCTTTACCAGGCTCTTCACTTGTTTGTTCGCATAAACCCATAGTAACTAGTTCCTTTGCAGACTCTAAGATCTTTGCGTGATCTGAATCTGGGAATCTATAAGTTTTTAATGCATGGTAGGTAAAGCTACCTTTGTATCTGTTTGGATTTCTATTACAGAGTTTTACTTCAGCTTGTAAAACATCTAGAGCGGTTGGATAATCTGGTAAATCTTTTTCTATCCCTAGGATATACTTGATTGGCAGTTTATCTTTATTCAACTTCACCTAGCTCTATTAATTCGTCAATATCAAGTTCTCTATGTTCTGTACTGTAGTTGAAGAGTGGCTGAATTTTCTTTTCAATTTTCTGTAAGATTTCTTGAGTAAAGACTTTTTCTGAGAAGAACTCTGAGTTAGGTACAGTCTCATCAAGGTGTTTACAAATCCAACCTCTTGCCGTAGCCTTAGGTGTTTTAACTCCCTTTTCAATAGTACCTTTTGCAATACCGATTTCTTCCCAATCAATATATTGTTCTAGTCCAACAAATCTATTCATACCTTCTGTAAAGTGTAAATGAAATTTAATTGGATGTGGTTTTGCAAATCTGTTTTTATTTGGTTTAGCTGTTACAATAATACCAGTCTTTTCACCACCTTCTTTTAACTGAGCTTTACCTAAGAATAAAACTATTGAAGCTGCATATTCTGGTCCAGTACCACCACCTGCTACAGTCTGGGAAATAAATGACTGTGTTTGATATGTATGGTTAGTAAACAGGAATGGGATCTTAAGATCCGCAAGTGGTGTCATAATAATTCTAAAGATAGATTTAAGAACTTTCGATCTAGTCATATCTGATTTCTCAGAACCAGACTTAGCGTCTTCAATCTCTTTCATTGTTGCTAAGTTACCAGCAGAATCTAAGATAATCATAATCTTAGGTACTTCACCGCCAGCTCTTTTTACCTCTTGCATCTTTGAAGTAATTGTAGTTACAGAAGTTCTAAACTCTTGTACAGTATTACATGGTTGGTAATTGACTTTAGTAGTATCAATACCAAACTTCTTCATTAGTTCTCTATCAACTGCTGCTTCTGAATCATAAAATACAACACTATATCCCATGTCAATTGCTCTTGCAATAGAGTTTAAGATTAAATATGTTTTACCAGTTCCTGAAGGACCTGCAATTGAACAAGATCTATTGTTAGGCCAACCTCTAAAAAGTGAGCCACTGACACATGCGTTTAAGTGATAGTTACCTGTGTCAATCCATTCTGTAACCTCACTAAAATTAGAGTGTTCCATAACGGAACCTAGCGGATTAATGTCCGCTAATTCTTTATTAATGTCATCAAAACTAAATGTTTTCTTTTTTGCCATTTTATTACTTTTATTTCGTTAAATGTTATATGGTAGAGTCCGATATAGTTTCCTACACTTTATCTAACACATTATCGTCTCCAAACTCTTCTTTCTCTTTAGCTCTAAGTTCATTAAGCTCTTTTGTAAGCTCCTTAGCTCTATCAGAAAGATTCTCTATGCCTAGTTGAATATCTGCTAAACCATGTAAGATTCTTTGATATTCTCTAACATAAATCTGTTGTTTTGTGGGAAGGTCGTCTATGTTAATTGAATTTTCCATTAGTCGTATCCTAGAATTACATCATCTCTAGTATCTTCGTCATCGAAAATACCTAATTGATTTGGGTCTTTTTGTTCTGCTTTCTTAGCTTCCCAATATGCTCTTCTGACTGCTTCGCCCAGTGACATATCGTTAGGAAACTTTTCTACTAGTTTTTGAATTTGTTCTATTGTCATAATTTTAAAATAATGCCGAAGCGTAAATTAGGTTAGTATCTAATGTTTGAAGGCCGATTGCTTTCAATACTCTATTGAGTGGGTCAATCATACACTTTTCAAATTGTGTATCGTAGTCTACTTTAGGTGCAATCTCATAAGGATGTTCACCTGGTAAATAAGCAAATACTTCAGAGATTGGTGTCTTACAGTTGTAAATCTTAAGCTTCTCGCCGTTACCAATCAATTTATATTTGTTCTTATATTTAGAATTGTTATTTAAGTTAAAGTTATAGTAACCTGCTGCCTTTACATTAGCAGGACATTTTAGTCCTACTTGAAATTCAATCTGGTCGTCAACAATATACTTTTCAATGTTATTAGTTCTTCTATTAAATGAAATATCATCTATGTTTGCTAATGCAAATTCTTTTTTAATATTCTTCATAAAGGAAACTAATTGCTGTAACTCTTCAGCGCCAGGTGTTTTCTGTGACCTAAATAAAATTCTAAGCGCTTCTACTAATTTCTCTCTTGCAAACTTTGGTGTGGAAGATTGAATAGTATCGAAGCCGATTGTTTTTACTTTCTTAAGTGATGGGTGTCTATCAGTAGTTTCTAATTTATCATCCCATGCTATATTTTGAATATACTTTTTCTTTGACATCCAAATACCATTATATGCTAATGATTCTAGTTCAAAGAATAAGAAGTTATCAGTATTAGATACTTCAGCATATTTTTGCATACATTTAGTAATATAGTCTTGAAGTCTAAATGCATAGAACGCTAGGATAAATTCATCAATAGGTAAAGCCTTGTCTTCATCTGGCCAGATAATAGATTCATATAGATCTTGGAACTGTACGTAACAAGAATCTGTATCAATATAAATTACTGCTGGTTTTTCAATCTTACCCTTTACCGTAATACCGAACTGCTCATGTGCTTTAGTATCTTTATGCCAAAACTCATTAACATATTTGTTAAGGATAGTTTCTGAATAAAGAATAGCGTCTTTACCTTGTTTTGTAATAGACTCTGCAATGTCAATATTAAAGAAGTGGAACCATTTATTACCGAATGCACCGTAGATAGAGTTAAGTGTAAGTTTTACTGCTTGTTCATAAGCCGTATACTTAGCAGAGAGCTGCTTGTAATGTTTTACAAGCACCTCTGCCTCTTCTTTACTTAGTTGATCGGTTGGTTTATTCTCTAATGCGGTAACATCCATATATTACGCAGTTTGACAAGTTGATACAGTAAGCAATGTACTAGATTCTGTAGATTCGAATACGATTTTAGAATCTGAGATATGTACTGTTTGCTCTTCTTTATCTAATAAGTTTAAGTATTTTTTGTAAACTGTTACTGCACCAGATCCATTTGATTCTGGATTAATTACAGCGTTAAATGATTTACCTGTTACAGCAACTCCTGTACCATTAGCTTTTACACTGAATGTTTCATCTTTATCTAAGCCAAATAAGTTTTTAACTTTATTGATAGTGTGAGTGTCCATTGTAAAACTAAAGTTAGTATCATCAGTTGCGAAAATAGCTGCTTGTTGTTCTGGAGTTAAATCTTTAAATCCTAATGAAGGCTCTGAACAAGATAAAGTAATTTCTAACTCATCGTTAAAGATTCTAAGTGTAGATGCAACGAACTCATTTTCGTTTTCTAAAAACTCAATTTCACCTTTGATAGCATCATGCTCAAAGTGTTTAATTGCATCAATTACTTTAGCTCCTTCAAAGAAAGCTACTTTCATTTCTTTATCAGTATCTGGAAATTCACTGATTTGGAAGATTTTATCACAGTTTACAGTATGTGATTTTACTGCGTCTCTCTGCGGTAGATAAACTGCAGAATGTATTTGTCCATCTTTGATTTTCATGTAGACAAATGAGTCAATAAGCTTTACACGGTTAATAAAACCTGTAAGCTCGTGTTGGTCAATTCGATCAATTTGTAATTTCATCTAAGTATATTTTTTGTTTGATAATTATATAGTAAAGTACTAGTTAGTTTCAATAAAAAACCCAAGGTCCTAGAAACCCTGGGTATTTCAAAACCAAATCCGATTAGCTTAGAACTTTAAGCCAAATCCGATTTGAAGGTTAGTTGTTTCAGCTCCTAAATCGTAAACGATCTTTGGGTCTACAAACATAGCCCCTTTATGGAACTCGAACATTTTACCTACACCTACTTGAGCTTGATCGAAATCAAAGTCATTAAGTGCAACATAGCCAAAAAAGCCTTTGTGGAAATATCTTCCCTCAAGACCTAATACCATGTCTGCTGTTGAGTCAGCTTGTGTCAAATTCATTCCAATCATATAGTTGTCAGAAAAAGCATAGCCAATTGTTGGTTGGATTGATAACTCAGTCCAAGCCGTGTTAGTAATATCGCCAGTACCTACGTACCAGTCACCTTTCGCGTTTTGCGCGTTCGCACCGAAGACAGTAAATACTGCAAGTGCCATAGTTAAAATAAAATTTTTCATTTTGTAATTAATTTGGTTTATTGATTATTTGAAATACTAGTCTACTCTAGGAATTCGCGAGCTAGTATTAGCCGCCGAGTCGGAATCGGAGGTTTGCTTTAATATTTTTGTTAACGAATAGTCGTTCATTTCTTTCTTAATGTGGGGTATTATAGTAACAACTTTTAGTTTGTTCCAAAAAAATTGTACTTATTTTCAAAATAATTGCCTTTTTTCTTTCTAGTGTCATATTTTTTGATTATATTAGTACTATAATAAATGTGTAATATATAAATGATATGATAAAGTCGTACACACAATTCAACTTATTGTTAGAAGCTCAACAGAGATTGAAGCTAAACATACCTCGTGATGTCAAAGATCTACATAAACTCTTTAAGAAGAATAAG